GAAAAAAGTTAAAAAGATGCTGGACTGGTTCTATCAGGAAACTGATAGGGGAGGTCAAAATATTTCCGAGTGCCAGAACATCTATGAGTTAGTTGAAAAACTTCAATGGAGGTTGGAAGATCTTGAGAATGAGCACATGCATCTTATATCCAAGATTGCTAAACTAGAAGTAAAAATTAATAATACTGACTATGAGTGAAGTAAATTATAAGAAACACCGAGTATTTCGGGAAACAGACTCCGTAGTTTTCTACGACATTTCTGTAGAGGAATCAAATGCAAGTGACCTGGTTGTTCATACTGGATCTGCCATCTCACCCCCGAATGACATCGTTGGTGCGAAGCAATTTTACATTCACTATCATCAGGTAGATCACAATCGTGTTTTATCTGGTACTCGTACTTTTGAGTTGGTGAATCCTGAATGGAAGTTCCCATATCACATTGTTCACCTTAACAGAACCAGTGGTGCATTAGTTGTACCTAAGAAGACTTTCCATCGTTCTATGTCTGGTGATGATGGTTCTATCGTCATCAACCAAGCGATTCGTGATGATGAGTTTGATCCTGAGACAGAGTTTGTTCCAGTTTCCGCTGCCGAAAACGAAGATCTCTATAATATTTTACGTCATGAAAAACCAGTAATTCATAACATTGGAGATTGATAAGTATAATTTACTACAGAGCACCTCTTGACAGGGGTGCTTTTTTGCTATATACTATGTAAAGATTTGCAACAAAATGTAAAATGACTGTAACAACCAATGAGTATGGGCAACAAAATATGTTTGCCAAAGAACCACAAATGTATGTCTCTAAGTCCGACGCAGAGCGTTATGGTTATGAGACCTATGCAGAACGTGCAGAGAAACTGAACGGTCGTGTTGCTATGCTGGGATTCGTCGCAGCAGTTGTATCTTATGCAACTAGTGGCAGTCTGTTCTTCTTTGGAGCATTTGGAATCTGATTATGCCTGACTTGACTGAACTCCTGACTTATTATGTCATCGTTGCTGTTGTCTTTATTGGCGCACCAGGAGTATTCTTCTTCATTGTATTCATGCCTGCCCTTCAGAATACAAAGGGTCGTATGGTAGGATATAAGGATCATAAGACCTACGGTGACTCCACCATCTACGAAGTAAACCGCACCACTTGACAATGACTTCAACTTTATTTACAATTACATCGATTGCCTTCTTTGTCTTGTTGGCATATTCTGTAGAAAAACTTTCTGAAACTTACTAATGACTTATAACGTTACTCTTAAAACTCCTGAAGGTGATAATCAAATCACCTGCGAAGACGATCAATATATCCTTGACGCTGCTGAAGAGCAGGGAGTTGATATGAACTATTCTTGTCGTGCAGGTGCTTGTTCTTCCTGTGCTGGTAAGATTGTGAGCGGTACTGTAGATCAGAGTGATCAGTCTTTCCTAGACGATGATCAAATCGACGCAGGGTTTGTGCTTACTTGTGTTGCATATCCCACGTCTGATTGTGTCATTGAAACTGAAAAAGAAGAAGAACTTTATTGATATGCCTGATCCAGATGCACTATGGAGAGATGTCCAGAAACTCGATGATTTGTATGAAGAGCTACTGTGGCATCCTGACGATGAGTTACAATTTACTCACGATGGCAAAAGAGTCATCATTATTAACAAAACACTAGAGGAAAAACAATGAACGAAAAAGCAGAACGTATTAACGGTTGGGCAGCAATGCTCGGAGTAGTTGCAGCAATGGGTTCTTATGCCGCAACTGGTCAGATCATCCCAGGTATTTGGTGATGTTAATTTTAGGATCTATATTACTGGCAACATTCATTTTTTATTCGGTTCTTTTTTCTGAAGATCCCCCTGATGATAATGATGATATGGATGGTGGTATGATGATTCCTTCTTATAACCCAATTTAAAAAAATACATATATTAATGTAGAGGGTGCTTGACACCCTCTTTTTCTTCTACTATCATAGAGGTGAATTTGATAAAGAATATGATTACTGCATTACTTTCTTTGTTTTCTCTAGGACCTGTTGAGGCACCTCCTACGGTTAAACCAATTGAAGTAGTAGAATATAAGTCCCCGATTTGGGAGTGTGAGGAATGTACACCAGAAGAACAATATGTCCTTAAAGAACTCCAAGAACACACAAGAATTTCCGATCGCAATGCTCTTGCAACGGTTATGGGAAATATCAAACAGGAGTCTAACTTCCGTGCCAACGTATGCGAGGGAGGGTCTAGAGTTCCTTACGGGGACTGCCATCGCGGTGGTTATGGTCTTATTCAGTGGACCTCAGTAGGTCGCTATAATAACCTCGGTAAGTTCTGTGATAAGTATAAGTGTGACCCAAGCAGTCTGGAAGGTCAAACTCGTTACATGATTAACGAAAGTGTCTTCCGACGTTACTTGCCCGAATTTGAGGGTAGAGGAAAAACTGTCCACCAGTACATGGTTCCTGCATATTATTGGTTAGGATGGGGCATTAAAGGCAATAGAGAGATCTACGCCTACGAGTACGTTAAGAAACTAAAGCAGTCATGATCATTAGAAAACTCAAAGAAACACTTGGACAAGTTTTTCATTCGCCTGAAGCATCTGGAACATGGGGTGATGACATCACTGTTAATATGGATGGTGGTGTTGGCGGTTCTTGGAAAGTTGAATGTGCAATTGATGATGAAGTAGTTGATTGTGAGGGAGAAGCATTCAAACAAGATGCATTGAATTACTATACCGGTATTCCTGCTCCCCCATACTTAGAGATTGATCCTTGGTTCTCCCCTCCGATCTACTCCGAAAAGCAGATGAGTTACAAGGAAGCACATGAACAGGCAGTAGCAGAGCAACAGATTCTTGATGAGTCTGAAGGCAAAGAGTCTGCTGATATTCATCAGAAACTCTATGAGAAAGCGACTGCAAATTGGAACACTGTAGCAGAAACACAATATCAAGGTGGTTCTGAAAACTTCCAAGAAGGTCCTGGTGGTTGGCAATCTGGTACAGGTCTGGGGCAATTTCGATGAGCATTGATGATTGGCGCTATAGTGATCAAAAGATGAAAGTTAGGGAGCAAGCACTTCATGTTTTACTTTCAAAGTTTGGGCACCAGATGGAGGGAGTAGTTCCTAAATACTCAAATCAATCAATCTATGAGTGTGCTCAAGATTGGGTTTCCCAAGGTAATATGAATACTGCGGGGATTGTAAAATACTACGAGGCTTATTATGCAAAAAGTAATTAATGTATTAGCAGTTCTATCATTTGTAGGAACTGCAGGCATCATTGGTGGAGGAACAGTTGTTTACTTGCGTCGAGATGCCATCGCAGAGCAAGTAAAGGAGAGAGTTGCTAAGGCAGCAGCAGAAGCAATTGCAGGAGCACTTCCTGGAATGTTAGATGCAGCAATGCCCGAACTTCCTGATGCTACTGGTGGTGCTATTCCCGCTGCCCCTTCTACAACTGGTCCTGCTGTTCCTTCTTTCTGATATGAAAAAAATTATTATGAGTTTGTTGGCGGCGGCATCGTTGTCTGCTCCAGCATTGGCTGATGACTCTAAAATCACCAAGGGTTACAACACTATGGATGCAATGGGGTGTATGTTACTTCGAGAGTGTACTGATGGAGTCGATAAAGTCGAAAGTATCACTAGTATTGCTGACGAGTATCCCGATATTAATTTTGATATTGTTGCTGACGAGTTCAACGCAATGCTCGTTGCCCTGGAACATGTCGGCGTTAATGTGTTTCTAGCAGATAGTAAGTATTTCCCACACAGTCATCGTGGTGTTTATCATACTGTCGGTAATAACTTC